ATATTGTAGGTCAGAATATAGTTCAAAAATTCAAAATGAAGAAAATAAATTTGGGTATTTTAAAAAAGAAGGTGTGGAAATAAAACCAGTTGAAGAAACTTTTTACAAAAACTTGACGCCATTATTTTTTGAATGGTTTGAACTTAATGGTCATTCCCTTAAAAGATTACACATATGTGGTGGTGAACCATTTTTTCAAGATGAATTAGATATTTTATTAGATTTATTTGAAAAAAAACCAAACCCAAATTGTGAACTTAATATTATCAGTAATTTAATGATTAATGAAAAAAAATTTTATTATTACATAGATAAAATAAAAAAATTATTAAAAAAAAGAAAACTAAAAAGATTTGATTTGACATGTAGTTTAGATTGTTGGGGTAAACAAGCAGAATATATCAGATTGGGGCTTAACTTAAATCAATGGGAGAAAAATTTTACATATGCACTAAATGAAAAATGGATTTTTTTGAATATAAATTCGGCCCTTTCATCTTTAAGTATTAAAACTATGCCTGAATTAATTAAAAAAATTAATTATTGGAAAACTTTTAAAAAAATAAATCATGAGGTAAAACTTATTGATGGCAATTTAACATATTTGAATCCACAAATTTTTGGAAAAGATTTCTTTAAAAACGATTTATACAATATTTTAGAACTAATGCAAGAAACAAATGAACATGAAAAAAATTTAAAGAATTACTTCCATGGACTTGTAAATTTTATTACAAAATCACAAAAAAATGATAATGAAATAAAAAATCTTCTAATTTATATAAAAGAAAAAGATCGTCGTAGAAATACTAATTACAAAAAACTCTTTCCTTGGTTAATAGAATTTGACGAAGACTAAGTATTTTGCTAAAATCAGTTTAAGAGGTAAAACATGAGCACAGTATTTGATGCAAATGATCGTAGCGATCATACAAAATCTTTGGCTTTTTTGGACCCAAATGGTGGTGTCAGTATTCAGCGTTATGATACATTAAAGTATAAACAATTTGATAAACTTACTGATAAACAGTTAGGTTTCTTTTGGCGTCCAGAAGAAGTTGATACACTCCGTGATGCAAAAGATTTTAAGGATTTATCACCTAACGAACAACATATCTTTACAAGCAATCTTAAACGACAGATACTACTTGATAGTGTTCAAGGTCGTGCACCTGCGGTTGCATTTGGTCCTATTTGTAGTTTGCCTGAATTAGAAACTTGGATTACTACTTGGACATTTAGTGAAACAATTCATAGTCGTAGTTATACACATATTATTCGTAACGTATATGCCAATCCATCTAAAATATTTGATGAAATGATGGATATTCAGGAAATTGTTGATTGTGCGAGTGATATAACAGACTTGTATGATAAACTTATTACAATGAATAATCAAGTTGCACTTGGACAACCAGTTCGTGCTTATGAACATAAGAAAGCATTGTGGCTTGCACTCATGAGCGTTAATATTCTTGAAGGTGTTCGTTTTTATGTTTCATTTGCTTGCAGTTGGGCGTTTGCTGAATTAAAGAAGATGGAAGGTAATGCAAAGATTATTAAGTTGATTGCACGTGATGAAAATCTGCATCTTGCATCAACACAAACACTCCTTAAGCTGTTACCAAAAGATGATTCAGACTTTGAGAAGATTGAAGGTGAGTGTCGTGAACAAGCAATTAAGTTGTTTGATGATGCTGTGACACAAGAAAAGAAGTGGGCAGAGTATCTGTTTAAGGATGGTAGTATGATTGGTCTTAACTATCAACTACTTGCAGAATATGTTGAGTTTATTGCAAACAAGCGTATGCAAGCAGTTGGTCTTGGTCAACCATATGCAACAAAGAACAATCCGCTACCATGGACACAAAAGTGGATCGCTGGTGCAGAAGTCCAAGTTGCACCACAAGAAACAGAAATCAGTTCGTATGTTATTGGTGGAACAAAACAAGACGTTTCTAATGAAACATTCAAGGGATTTAGCCTTTGAAAATTGGTTTTACCTGTAGTTCATTTGATTTGCTTCACGCAGGACATATTGCAATGTTACGTGAGGCAAAAGACCATTGTGATTATCTAATATGTGGATTACAAGTTGATCCTACATTAGATAGACCAACAAAAAATAAACCTGTGCAAACTGTAGTTGAAAGATTTGCACAGCTTACGGCTGTAAGATATGTTGATGAAATTGTGCCATATGTAACTGAAGCAGATTTAGAAGATATACTTGCTATGTATCCAATCAACATTCGTATATTAGGCGAAGAATATCGTGACAAAGATTTTACTGGTCGTGATATTTGTAAAAAACGTGGTATAGATTTATATTTTAATCGTCGTGAGCATCGTTTTAGTAGCAGTGATTTACGTAAGCGAGTTAGTAGTTTAAGCAAGGAAAATTAATGATAACAATTTACACAAAAACGCCTTGTCCATATTGTGACCAAGCAAAACATTTCCTTAAAGGAATTAATGAAGACTATAATGAAATTAATATTGTAGAAAATGAAATCGCACGTGAATGGTTAATTGCACAAGGACACAAGACTGTTCCGCAAATATATTATGAAAAACACCTTTTAGTAGAAGGCGGTTATACAGGATTAAGTAAGTTATCAGCAGAAGAAATACAGGAGCGAAAGCGTGTTATTAGAGAAGGTAAGTGACCCAACTAAAGTAATGACCTTAAAACTTATTACAGGTGAAGAAATAATTGCAAGAGTAGCAGAAGAAAGTGATACTACATATAAACTTACAAAACCATTATGTATGATTGCAACACCAAACAATGGTTTTGGACTTGCACCAGCAGTGTTTAGTATTCCACCCACAGATTCTGTGATGGTAAATAAGAGTGCAGTAGCAATGTTTGGTGCTACAGACAGTGACATTGCCAATCAGTATCTTGCTAAAACAACAGGACTTACATTGGCAAAGTCTCTTTAAGGAGATGCTATGCCAATTCCAACTAAAGTAGGAAATTATAATACTGGTGGTGGTGTAAACTTTCAAGGTGATTTTACTGTTTTGATTAATGGTAGACCTGCCGCACGTATTGGTGATTATTACACTGGTCATCCTGGTTTTGATCCACTACATCCACATCCACCTAATCCAATTATCACAGGTGCACCAAGCATTTTAGTTGGTGGCAGACCACTTGGTTATCTTGGTGTTTTTGAATCATTGCGTCACACCGCCATACCTTATGAATCAGATGTTATTATAGGTCCAATTTAATGGCATTAGGCAATTACCAAAACGGCACAGGAAATATTAGAACATACACCACTAATACAACTGTTATTGGTTATGGTACATCTTTTTTGACACAATTACAGTTGGGTGCTGTTATTGGTAATGTAAGTAATACATTTGTTGGTTATGTAAGCAATATTAATAGCAATACTAGTATTACGTTAACTGCAAATGCTAATGTAGCTATCAGTAGTAATACAAATCCAACTAACTTTCATTATCGTCCAATGTATGCAAATGTTCCTACATTTACATATAATACTACTGGTAATATTTGGAGTGCAAATACTGCAAGTCAAGTTGTTATAGGTTGCAATACTGCTTTTGCAACACAACTTACTTACGGTGATTTAATTTATGTTCCTAATGTGTATGTTGGTAATGCTAATGTAACATATCCAATTAACCCTAATTTGCTGCTTGGAACAGTTGAATATATTGTAAGCAATACTACATTATATTTGAGTTCTAATAGTTTAGCAAATGTTAGTAATTTAAGTTATTTTAATACACAACCGATTGTTGATTATTTTGCAGTAGGACCAGCTACAACTCCAAATGAACCAAATACTATTGCTGGTCTGTTTACTTTTAACAGTCAGTTATTTCGTTGGACACAAAGTGGATTGATTCCAAATGTTGCTGTAATTAATAACTATCATCCACCTATTCGTGATAGTGTCACTGGCATATTAGTTAATTTACCAGCAACTGTATATGTAAAAAATGGAAATAATGTAAGCAACAGTTATACACTTGGTAGTAGTATAAGTTACAGTGGACCAGATTATGTTGTAAAAGATTTTGATGTTCATCAATCTGTATTTGGAACAGATGCAAAATATGTAATTGATAGTTTACACAATTCAAGTGATATAAAAGATGCAACAGTAAATGGCAGTGAATATTCATATAGCGATACTATTACACAGCTTATTCAACAAACAAGTGCAGATAGTGCTGCAAGTTTGATTGGTGCCAATGTTGCACGTGTGACTGATAACCAAATTATTGCACAAGAATATTTTGCTAAACAAACACCACTTGATGCTGTTCAAAAGTTTCCGCAGAATTTAACATCTAATCAAGATTTGGCTCTTCGCAAAACATCTAAAGGTGTTCGTAAACTTATTCCAACAGGTGCACCTATTGCTGTGCCAGGTTTATTAAATGCTGTTGCTGATGTTTATTCTCCGAATACAACAGTATGGACACCCCCAACATTTAGTAGGACGAATGTACAATAATGGCTACGTTAAAAGATCCAGCACTTACTGCAAGTTTTATCGCCGCTCATGAAGGATTTGCACCAAAAGCATATTGGGATGTAAATGGTTATGCAATTGGTTATGGTAACCATTATTATGCCGATGGAACACCTGTAAGAGCAGGCGATACTTTTACACAATCACAAGCACAATCATTATTAGAAAGCAGTCAATTAGAATATGCTAGTGGTATAGCAAATCGTATTGGACCAGCATGGGACAATATGACTGCTGAACAACAAGCTGCATATACAAGTTTAGCATATAATTATGGTCCTAACAGCACTTGTTTGAATGATGCTGTTGCCGCCGCCCGAACAGGTGACGGAACAGCAATGGCAAACGAAATTGGTGGGTTGAGTGCCAATCCTGGTCGTCGTGCAGATGAAGCTGCACTTATAAATGGAACATATGATGGTAAAGTCAGTAGAGGTGGCGCAAGTAAACAACTTGATCCAAATGCAAAAGGTGCTACGCCTGGCACTGGTGCAGGTTGTGCTGGTGCTGGCGTAGGTATTTTTGGTGCTATCGCTGCCGCAGGTTTACTTGGAGGTTTAGGTGCAGCTGTAAATCAAGTAATGGTTCTTGCAAGTGGTGCTCTTGGTGCTACTGGTATTACTGGTGCAATGGGAGGTGCATTTAGTGCGGCTACACAAGCATTAAGTGGTGGTCTAGGACAAGTTCTTGGACAAGCTGGTGGTGCAATTAATCAGTTAAGTGGTGGTATGTTTGACAAGTTAAGCAATATAGGCAGTGGTATATTGCCAAGTTTAACTGGTGTTCTACCACGTGAAATTACACAAATTGCAAGTGGTGCATTAGGTGGAGCAGTTGGTGGATTTTTAGGACCACTTAATGCAGTTATGCGTAACCCACTTAATTTTCCAAATGCTGTCCAACAGTTTGCTGGTGCTGGCGGATTAAATGGTATGATACGTCAAGTAGCAAATAATATGGTTGGTGGAGCGGCAGCTGGTGGCACGGCAGCATTCGTCCAAACTATGGGACTTGCAAATGCATATGGCGGTATAAGCAATAGTATGGTAGGTGCAGCAGCTGAAGCCGCTGGCTTACGTTTTGGTGCATTTGGACCTGGTGCTATCGGTGCTAATTTTGTCAATAACAATGGTATAGTAAGCTACGGCATGAGTTCATTAAGTAGTAATTTACCTGCTGTATCTAATAACTTACAAAATCTTGGTTCATTCTCTACAACAAATATGTTACGACTACAACAACCAGCAAGTGTTGCAAGACAGATTATAGATGCAGGTTTAGGTAATGCTACAGGTTTGCTCTATCAACTTACACGCAATAATATTCCTGTTGCTGGCGTAGATAACCCACAATATGATACAAAACTTAAATCAATATTAACAAGTATAACAGATCCTGTGGCTATAGGTGCAGTAAGTAGTCGTTTTAATATTACAAAACAACTTGATAATTTAGGACAATTAACAGATTTAAGTTATATGTGTCCTGATCTTTACGCTACTGGACCAAGTAAATCATTTAGTGATTTAGGTCAACATTTTACAAGTCTTGGTATTACAAAAGCAAAAACATTTGAACACATAAGCACACAATTAAGCAAGGTTGATGCTGGTTTTGATCTTAACCACTTAAGCCAAATGAGCACACCAACTTATCCGCCAGCAATGGATAAACTTAACCAAACATTTGGTTTTGGTGGTGGTAGTATTGGTGAACTTACCATGGCAGATTTTATTGGAACACCTGCTGGTTATGTTCATAATGACACACTACCACTTATAACAGATGCTAATGAAAGACTAATGTCAACTAGTGATGGCATAGAATTAAACAATCGTATTACAGTTTTACAAAAATTGTTAAGTGGTGGTTATCACGTAAGCGGAGGTAATACAGGTTCATCTTCTAATTCTAATACTATAAACGTTAATGGAACAATTTATACTTCGCTTGATGATGCGGTAGATGCACAGATTACAAGTATTGAATCACAAT